TGTTAAACTATTAACGGGTGACTCACCAATTGTGTGAAGTAATGTATTTACAGCTTCGAGCTGTGTTGTTCCTGAAAGTGCCATGGTTTACAAGATATTTGATAATGTTTGATATTTAGTTCTCTTAAGAAATCAATCGTTTCTAAAACTTTATAATTACACTGTTCATAAGTATCGTAATGTTCTTGAACGATTGAACATTGTGGAAGATTGCTTTCATCCGCCACGCAGATAAAACCAATAAAAATTAAAATTGATTTCATAAGAAAAGTGCAGAGGGGAATTTAATCCCCTCTACTTTTAGTTATTAGGCAGTTTGAATTTCAACTGCTGCTTCTGGTCTTAGGATACCATGTCCTAATGCCATTTTAGCAACCATTAAAGTTCCCTGTCTACGAATGTCATACTCAGACTCCATAGCTAAGTCCATTAACTTAACTGTACCAATAGCAGACTTGTGGAATACCACTGCTGCTGTATTTGAGAAGTCACCATTGTATGTATTGTTCTCTCCAGTAGATGAAGCACCTGACTGGTCTGTAAAGGCAGCAACTGCTGTGTTTGATTTCACAATGTTGACACCTGCTACTTTAAGAACTGTACCATCAGCATACACACCATTTGTTCCGCCAAAGTCTCTATTTAAGATTTTGTCGTTTTCTACGATGTTGTAATAAGTTGATGGAGGTACGATACAAAATCTGTCATCCTCTGGTACATCTTTTTCATCCAGTGTTTGAACTGCATCAAAGATAGATGTAATGAGAGAAGCAGCATTTGTTTTTGCATCTGCATCAGTAATAACTGCACCACCATTCTCACCATTAACAGTCGCAGAAGCTTGAGCTGCTAAGATTGCTAATTGTAATACGTGTTGATCCACTGTTCTTGCTAATGCATTACCCATTTCTGTTGAGTAAATGCTTCGTACATCATAGTGATTTTTAGCTTCATCTATCTGAGCGATAAATGAATCTGATATTAAGAGGTCATCAATTGTGATTACTCTTTCGTTTTTCTTGATGACTGAGCCTGTAATCTCATTACCTGCAGTGTGATATGCGGCTGTGGTTTTTCCAATAGCAGGAAATTGTGCTGATTTACCTTGGCTAATTGTTCTAACCATAGTCATATCAAGCATTTGGTTCCTTCTTTGGAATGCAGCTAACACTTCACCACTGAAAACTTTGAGAAACAGAGCATTATCGTCACCACTGTTATCTGCTTTACCTAAAAAGCTGACTGTTGCGTTTGACATAATATTTTTCCTTTATGTTTTAGTTGTTGTTGTTGAACTACACCTACTTCAATCACACAGAAGTTGTCTCCCGCAGGAGGCTAAAGTTAATCTTTTGGGTGTACACCTCTCTAATGAGAGACGGTGTTATGAAGGTAATTTAGTTCCTAGTTTCCAAGAGCGTAATGCCCAGTAAACAGGAGATAAATTTTTTTGACCCTCTACTTTTTCAAGTGTTGCACCATGTCGTGCCATGAATGATTTTCTATTTTTAGGATTGTTCCTTTTAATCTTCATGTTAGGGTCACCGAAAGAAACCTTCTTAATATTATTTGTAGATTTATCCTTAACATAAACCATGTATTTTTTGTTTTTGTTAGGATTAGATAATATTTTATTTAAAGGTTTCTCGGTAGACATGATTATTTTTTCTTTTTATCTTTCCAGTTATTCTGCATATCTTTGTACGCACTTTTAGATATTGTAGAATTTTTCTTACTTCTACTTATTCCTAATTTTTTTCTTCTATTAATATTTGCGACTAATGACATTATTTCTTTGGCTTTGGTTTTCTTTTAGTTCCGTATCCCATAGCTACTCCTTTTTTAATTTACCTGCTACTTTCTCCGCACTTCTTCCAACTGTATAACCACCGACTCCGATAGTTAATAAAGTCCAAAGAGCATCTGGGAGATCTAAGATTATTCCCCATTCAAAAAATGCATTTGCATAAGGAACGAGTAAGTAGTTGTTAGCTACAATCATAACTACAACCATCATTAATAATGGTCTCCAGTTACGAGCTAACCAACTTTCACTTTTAGCTTCTGCTAAAATTATATTGGCAGCAGTAGATAATTCTTTCATCTCCCCTGCCATAACTTGTTGTTGGATATTAGATTTTATTTTTTCTCGCTCTTCTTTACTATCAATGGCTTTATCTACAGTTTTAAATAAAGCACCAATAATAGGAGAAGCAGCACCTAATAATTGAATCATTACATTACGTTAGAACGTTTAATTTTCTCTTCGACTGATTGTCTATAAGCAGTATCTTTTTGATACTTAGGATCATTGATTGCCCTTACGACTTCAGCAGTTGACCGATAAACATCATTATCAACCTTTGCAGTTTGACCTTGCAGTAAGTCTGGTTGTGTACCAAATTGAGCATCATATTGAGCTTTTAAGCCTTTAATTGCAAACGTTGCAGCTTCTAGTGAGCCTTTTTCTACAATTTCATTAAAGTTAGATACTTCTGCTTCAGACATATTATTACCTGCCCACTGTACGATTTCAGAATATTTCTGTTCGCCACCTGCAGCTTGTTGAATACTTTTTACATGATTATCTGATATCGCCATTTGACCTGCTATATAGCTATCGACTAAATCTTTTGATAATCCCTTTTCAGCTAATTTTGCATAACTCTCTTCACCAATACTTCCTTGAGAAGCAAATTCTTCATAGAAAGGGTTTAAGTCTAATCCCGTTGCTTGTTCAATTTGTTCTTGATTAGGGGCTTGCTCTGTTTGCTGTTGTTGATTGCCTGATGAAAATTGTTTTTCTAATTCACCATAGGCTTTTGCTAAATCTTCTCCTGATTGAAATTTTTCAGGAAGCCAACTTGGTCTCTCTTGTGATTGAGAACTGACAGTTGTACTTTCAGATGTTGTGGCTGCACCTGCAGTAGGTTCTAAGCCATCTTTAATTGTTACGGTATCTACCATTATTGATTTTCTCCTTGAGATTGTGCGACCCCATCCACTACTTGTTGGATTTGGTCAGGATTAATATTTTGAGTTGCTTGTAAAAGTTGTTGTTGCTGCATCTGTTGTTGTATTTCTTCCTGAGTCTTAATAAGACCTTCAGGATCTATACCTTCCGAGGTAGCTAATCTTTTAATAGCATCAGAAACATTGACATACTGTTGTATAACTTCGGGGCCTAATGTTCCTGCTAGTGTTGTTAAGAATGAAATAAGTTTATTCTTATCGTTACCTCGACCTAATGCTTCTAAGCCTGTAATGATAGAAGGCTTAATTGTGTTTTTAGGAAGTTGAGGTAGTTTTCCTGCTTTCTCCATCATTCTCATTTTGCGAGTAATGAAGGGAAGTTGAAACTCTTGAGAAAGAATAGAATAAACACCACCTAAGGTATCTTCTAATTCTTGAGCCATATAACGAATTTCTTCTGCTGTAACTCTTTCAGCATCTCGTTGTACTGAGGCATTTAATAAGAACGCTAATTGTAAGCGTTGCTCAATTCTTGCCATGGTGTCATAGGCTATTCTAAAATCGGCAAATTTATTTAGTTGTAGGACAGACACATCGTTAGATGAGCCTTCAATAATGGCTCCATTTGGGCTTTCTGCGAGCTTTCTAGCTCTTGTAGTACCTGAGGGAGATACCATAAATAAAACTTTAGATGCAGCAGCACTGCCTTCAACAATCGCTTTGGTTAAACCTTCAAGTGATTTTAAGTCTCCAAAATATTCCTCAACAAAACCACGCCCATAATCTTCATTATCTATTCTATTCCAACGAAGAGGTATATAAGGAGATGCATCTAACGGGAAAGACCCACGAGACTTAGGAACTTCTAATCCCTTTATCTCTTGATAAATAACAAACTTGTTTTTCTCTTTATATATATGAGTGTATAAATCGCAGTTTTTTTCATCTGCAGATAATCTATCACCAATTAATTTTTTAATATCTTCAGGAAGAGTATTATAAGACAAACTTTCTTTAGTAACGATTTCTTTAACATTACCCATAGGATCACGTTTGCAAGTAAACCTATCTAAACTAAAAACTCGTAAACCATTTTCACTAACATAAAGCAGTACATTACCTGCAACTATTAAATGCTTAAGGGCCTCAAAGATTGCTACTCTATCTGCATTCAATTCAATGTCAGTCATGATAGCTTTTTCAATTTGTGATAAAGAAGCCTCAATATCTGTTTTTAAATTTTGGTCACCCTCTAATTCTTTAATAACAAAATCATCTATCTTCATTCTAAAGAAGGGAGAGTTAGGTGGAACTAAAGCTAATAATAATTTAGAGGCTAAGTTGTTTACCCCTCTTGCTCCAATCCCTTGATAGGGAGTTGGATATCGAGTTACATTACTAGCAGACTTGGGAGGTATTAACGTAGGAAGAGTTAATTCAGAGGAATCCCTTGCCCTCTCTAGAAATACTTCTCGGTCTAACATACATGATTGATACCGCCCTTGAGCTGTACCAATACTTTGGTCATACATTTATTTTTATTGCGGCAATTGAACCCCTGACCCCGAACCTTTTAAAAGAGGAATACGTAGTACTTTTCTACCTCTTCTACTGGTTTCCACACTATCACCATCGGATCTACTTCTACCTGATGCTTCTGCAGGCGTTGGAGACGCTTGCGTATTCATCTGACGAGGAGGTACACTTGGTGTAGGTGGTTGGGGAGAGCTGCCGCCTCCGCCAAAACACATTTTATATTATTGTTTCTTCTTGTTGATTTAGTTTTTCAATTAAGAAATTAATAACGCTTCTCTGTCCTGATTTGTACCAGACTTCTTTATCTGACCATTGTAAATCCGCAGATTTATCAGGGAAAAGTACATCTAAATATTGAACTAAATCACCTGACACATCAGGGAATTTATCCAAATTTAGGTTATTGCTTTCTTTAGAGTGGTTGGAATTGGCTTTTTTAATCATCTGCCACTATTTCACCTGCAATACTCATGTAACCACAAGCATCCACGTAATCATCTTTATTAATATTACCTGTTTTTGTTCTAGCAATTTTTAATAAAGCCATCATTACCGCTACATCATGAGCAGTAATTTCTATATTTTTATAAGCCGACCAAAGATTGGCAATGTTTACATGGTTTTGTATTTTATGACCATGGGTCATCTCTCTATCTTCACTAACAATGATAGATGCAGTATTTAAAAATTCTGCTGATTTCATCTTGAATACCCCCATTCAAATAATTTTGGTTGAGCTGTGCCAACATCGTATTCACCATCTCTGAGGATACGAGCTAGTCTAGCTTGTGTTTGGATTTCTTGATCGCTAAAGTCATGCTTTTTAAATTCACTAACAACAGCATCCCACATTAATTCAAAGTTTCCTTTGAGTGGGCTCAAGATTTTTTCTGCAGTTTTCTCACCTATGGATGGACAGCCTGTATAACCATCAACTCTATCCCCCATTAATGTTTGTTTTAAGAAATTATAATCTGCAGTTGGTTCATCTATCTCTTCAATTATTTGCATTTGCTTTTCACCAAAGAAATAAATATTAGAAGGAATAGTTCTTAGGTCTTTATCTTTTGTAATAATAGTTTTAGTAAAACCATCATCTTGGGTAGCTAAGATACCTAAGACATCATCAGCTTCTAAATTTGGATAGATAACTGTCTCATACTTTTCTTGAAGAAAATCCTTGATCGCTTTATAGGTCAGAGGTTTTCTAATAGTTTTTCGACTTGCTTTGTATGTATCTGAGATTTCTTTTCTAAAATTTTTCTTATCAGATAAAGCTACAGTTACATGGTCTGAGAATAATATCTCTTTGTAGTTTTCAATAAAATCATAAGCTCTTTTTAAGCTTTCTTTTTCTGATGCATGGAGAGTCCATAAATCATCATCCCACTTGGTAGCTTGTTCACAAGCAGCGGCAATGGTATAGGCAACTATATCTCCATCAATTAGTAGTTTTCGTTCTTTTGCTTTTAGTGACATTTAATATTCCTTTTAAATATGTTGATAAATCAGTCCTAAATAGGACTTCTGTTATGACGTTGGACATGCAATTTACGATGTCCTCTTCACTGGACTCTTTACTTAAATTATAGAGCCAGTAGGCAACGTGCATTATCTCGTGGATCAAAAGATTGGCCAGAGATGCACCACCTCTTTCTATGATATCTTCACTGATAAAAATTGTGCGTAAAGATGGATGGAAGCTACCCTCTTCTCTACATAGTTCATAAGCTAAGTGAGAAGGAACAACTTCTAATTTGATTGTTTCATGTCCGATTTTAAGCGACTTTGGTAATTTCATGAATGATTGCTTTGAAAGGAATAAGAACTCCTTTGGTCTGTTTACCATCCCCACACCATTTAAAGTTGTCTTTATATTTTTGTGTGAGTTTCTTAAGGTCTCGTGTTTTAAAGATAATTGAAAAATATTGTCTTTTTGCTTTTGTAAAACATATGACCCAAAGTTTAGATTTGGTAACTGAGATACCTGTGGGTTTTCCACTTCTTTCGACTTCAACAAGAATGTTGCCAGTCTTATCCCACCAATCACGTTCCGCTTTGATTTCTACTTTACTAATAGGTAGATTGATTGTTTCAAAAAACTTCTTTTCATGAAACCTACCGTAGTTTAAATCAGCATCGAACTTATTATCAGAATTGTATTTTAATGAGTGTCTGCCCATGAGGAGCCTATTTTGTA